AGCTTATTCATTATTAGTCCACCTCTATTTCAAAATAATAGAACCTCCGCACTTAAAATACCTGCGGAGGTTCTTTGTGATTATAGAGGAGAACCAAATAGTACCTGGACAGCCCACCAGATATATATAATACTAAAAATAATTATAGATAACTTTGACAAAGCACTATGCTCTGGACCCGTATCCCTGACAATAGCAGAAATCAAATTAAAAACATTTGAAGCCAAAAAAATATATCCTATGATGCGAAAAAACACTTATTTGTCACCACCCTCGTCATTTGTCTTAATTCACAAATAATCATCAAAGTTAACTACATCAATATATTTACCATCTTTCTTCACCCATCTAGCGATAGGTGTTTTAGGAGAAGCTAATAGACCATTTCTCACATCGAAGTGGCAGAAGTTGTCGTCTGGATATAATCCTCTTCCTGTAAATAGTTGATGTTGTTCTGCTATCTTCATTACCTCTTCGCACCTAATACCTTTGAGGGTAATATCGGCAGCTGTGCCTTTAGGATGCTGAGAACCGTCTCCTGAGCCTATAGAGCGATTATAGGCAAGACACCTATAAGGACTTGTAATCGTTGCAGGAACGCCGAAATACTCTCTCAAAAACTGAAGTCCTTCCACGAGCAAGGGATTGATTCCTGTTACAGGCAAGCCTCTATTACAGAACTCTGAACCTGATCGTCCAAACAAATTGTCTTTGCATCGAAACTCATCTACGCTAAAATTGTACAACCTTTCAGTGTAATGAGGGAATAGCTTATTCATTATTAGTCCACCTCTATTTCAAAATCAAAACTCTCTATTTTATCCATGGTGTCTTTGAGTGAATTGAAAGAATATGTAGCACTCTCCAATTCATTCGCTAAACGCCATGCACGTTCTTGTGCTACTTCTACAAGTTCATTAAGTTCATCAATGTTTTTAATTCTGAATTGGACATGCGTATCATCTAGCGCTTTGTATCCCCTCCTCTTAAAAAAACGAATCTAGATCTAATCCATCGCTAATCCAAATGCTTGTTCTTTTTCTTTCTTTCGGAACTTCTCGCTTTAGCGTAGGTATTTCTGTGTACACTACACTTTTCTCGATCTCCTCGATCTCTTTCATGATCGAATCAACTTTATTTTTTAATAAAGTATGAGCCATACTGTCTTCTGGCACGGTTTTCATTTCTTTGTCGATAACGTCCATTAAGTCATACAAGTTCTCTAACTCTTTGGTTATTTGTTTGAATGTACCTAGATATTTATGGTTATAAAAAGAACTAAACATCATATCAATATCACCTCTTCAAATTCAAAAGAATCGCATCCAGCACATCGGACAAGTATTGGCCTTCGCCTAGCTTAATCTTCGTAGGATATGTCTCTTGTTCGATTTGGTCAATGAAGTCGTCCCACTTTTCCTCTAGGAGCTTTAGAAATCCCTCATTGTTTCCTCTCGAAGCATAACGTTCAATATATTCCCATTTTAGACTTCGATCTGGATATACCAAAATGTACTCTATATTGTTTTTAGCTAAAGCTTGTCTCACAATATCGTGACTAGAAACCAGAATTACATCTGCTTTATACAAGTTATTCTCGATGTGACGAATATAACAATTAGGGAAATCAGGATTTCTAACACCTTCTGATATCCAAGAAAATTGACTAGAGTCAGAATCTAAAACTCTAAATTTACTTTTCTTAGCTTGTTCAAAAAAAACAGTCTTTCCAACACCTGGGAAACCACTTACAACTAGTGTCTTCAAAAACATCATCCTTCCAGGTAGGATCAGAGGGGCTTTCGCCCCTCTTAGTAAGGGCTTAGGGCTTCGCCTAAACCGTTCGTGTTATACTAAAACTGTAGCGTTGCTTGGAAATAAGGGGTTAGTGGTGTATCACTCTTGTATAAGCCTTTGTATACGCCCCCAGTTAGATAAATAACCTTCCAGAAAGGCACATAAACTGTAACACTTAAATCTCCGTCTAGACCTCCACCGATATGTTTGTCCAGCACGCCCGTAAAATGAAGCCATTCTTGAGCCTCATAATTAATGGTGGTGGTAAGATAATACTCAAATTCTTTATCTGATCTTTCAATTGTAATTGTCTGACTACCAGACCAATGCGCCATACCTACAGCACTGAACACCAACATTAACACCATACACAATACAAGTACTTTCGTTTTCAATAAATCATCTCCTATTTCTTCTAATTTTGTTTGTAATTGTTTTTGTGTGTGGCAGTTCACGTGGATCGAGTGGGTTCGGACGGACCAATCGTACAAGTAATTTTAATCCCGTTTCCCACCCTGATCCATCGAACTCACCTGCCACTATTGCTCTAAAAAATCCTCAACATCTTCTTTATCTTCGATGTTACAGAGCCATGTTAGAACTTTGACAGCCCAACCCTCTTCCGTTGGAGAAGGCTCTTTGCCAAACTCTTTTTGGAAGCGGTCTCTAAATACCCCCATAGCCATAGCTAGTTTCTCATAGCCTTTCCAACCCTTGAGTACACCAGCCTTCTCGATTAGATGCCACACTTGGAACACGATGCGACCATGAGTAATAAACTTGCGACCTTTCCAACCTAATACCGCAACAATAACTAGTGCTAATATACTAACAATAGCGGTAAAGATTTCAGGTTGTAGAATAAATTCCAGCATCTATTTCACCTCCTTTCCCTACTTTCTCCTCAGCTTCATCTTGATTGTATACTGCTACTTGAGGTTTTCGTATCTTCTAACTTCTTGTTCGCCAGCTACATCTCCTTCAATAAGATTTCTTTTCCCTCTTGGCAATCCCATATATATATTCTTGGATCAGTAATATCGTCTTCTTTTATTGCACGTTTCACATCGTCAAGTGTATTGTATATTCCTAATATAAATGTGAATGTTGAGTCTACGCTTTTTTCTTTAATACAAACGTGAAATCTATTTTCCACATCACCCGCCACCCTTTATCGCTACTCAATCTTGCTAAAAGCTCTTGTAGTATTTGTTCCATCACGGGAAATCCTTCCTGTCGGAGACTCTACAGGGCAAAATGTGAGTTCTTCTTTATCGGCTATTCTTCTAGCTACAGCTATGGCAATGCCAACTGCTTCATAAGGATCAGACAGGGTTTTCTTGTCTGTTTTTAGCCCAAATTTATCAGTTACAAACTCTATTACATCTTCTTTTTTTGCTTTACCACTGCCTAGTGCTAGTCTTCTCCATGTGGTAGGATAGATAATGTCGATTTTCGCATCGGAATGAGTATGTACTCCTGCCCATGTTAATCCTGTTACAAAGGATAGTTTAATAAGTGTTTGTTTATTAATACCTGACCACTGATCTTCTATTCCTGCGTAATCAGGTTTATATACTTCTGCCAGATTACTTATATCACCATAAATACTCTTGTACCGTTCAAAGATATCTTTAGAACGGGGGTTGAGGGAATGCATAGCCACCAGTTCTATTTCGTTATTATTTAGCCGAATTACCCCAACCCCTACATTTGATGTACTTGGATCAACTCCTAGAATAATCAATCAGATCAGCTCAGTTGACCCAAAAGTTCATTTAGTTTTTTCATGCTCTGAACTGCTTCAGATGCTGTAAGCTGATCGAGTGGTTTATTGATTCCCATGCGTTCTGCCAAAAACTCGTCTACTGTCATCTTTGGACCGCCCTTGGATGCAAGGAATGCAAGGCTCTTTGTGATACCTTGCTTTTGCCCATCTTTGATAAGCGGAGCGTTTTGAGTAGTTTCTTGAGGAGCTTTGTTTTCAGGACGCTCTGTTAGTGCAGGAGTTTCTGGTTGTTGCTTTTGGGCTTGTTGCTGTTGTTGTGCCTTTTGTGGCGCAGGTTTTCCAGGCTCTACTTTTGGATGAACCTCTTGTTTGTTTTGCGTAACTGAAGACATGTACTGTACTTTTTCCATCTCTTCACGACTACACTTGCCATCAACCGCATAGCCCATATTGTCTAGTGCACGTCCAATAGCACTCTCTTCACAGTTTTCTACCCATGCGAATTTGTCTGCCATACTACCACCAGCTCTAGAAAGACTCATTCCTTTTCCGTCAGGTGGAAATCCTGTTTGATAATACGCTCTCTCTTTCCAGACGCTTGCTTCAATAACAACATATTCATTCGCTTTATTAATATCAGAAATGATTTTTGGAATAATGACACCAGTAGGGTAATCACGATAAAACATCTGTTTCCTTTGTTTGACCGTGATATAATCTTCCAAATTAAATTGTTTCGACAACCACATCAGCTTCCCTTCTAAAGTTCTGTAATTTCAATGCTTGGTTTTGTGTAGTATTCATACTTACCTTCATCAAACAGTTTTTGTAACTCTTTATTCCCTTTGATACGCTTGTCTACATCGCTCTTGGTAATGCTTGCGAGACTTTCTGCTTCTGCTTGTCCAAGTAGATTTTTAACTAGCTCATATGAGTAGCCTGCACGTTTTTTAGCCTTGAGTGTGACTTGCTTATTCCCTACTACAATACCTGTATCTGGACGAGTATTAAGAATATTTCTAAGTGCGCTTTCAAGCTCGTCCCTTCGTGCTTTAATAATGCGCTCTTTGTTTTTGATCTCTTCTAGTTGGGCAAGTATCTCTTCTTCTTTTCCAGGGAACTCTCCTAACAAAAGCTTCTCGTCTCTAGTCAAGTTCGTATAAAGCTCACAAGTGCTCTTAATGGGACAGTAATTACAATATGGATTAAGCTTAGGTTTAGGATCTGTATCAAAAGAAATTTGATAGTAAAGGTTAATAAAATAATGCCTGAAGTCCTCCAGATCCTCTAGTGTTCTTGTAGTAGAGAACTTTCCAAACCGCAGGAAATAAAATGCAATAATAAAATTCTTGTACTGAGGTGCAACTTCTTTTAGTGTCGCAAGAGCATATAATGTTGCTTGTTGGTCTTTTTCTAGCTCTTCTCTTGTATAAGGCATTCTGTTGGTCTTATAGTCCACAATCTCACATGTTTCATCATCAATGTGATTAATTCTATCAATCACTCCTGATGCGATAACCTTACCTTCATCATCAAGGGGAAACCTGAAATACCTTTCTAAAAGAAGTTCACCCTTGCTATCTCTGGCAATTTCATGCTCATGATAGTCTGGATTAGAAAGATATTCTTCCAACATTTCTCTGCCTTCTCGATAAAAGTCTAAATCAGACAAAGGATATGTGATCCAAATTTCGTCATAAAGTTTCATAATGTCTTTCTTAGGATTTTTATGCCATTTTTCTAGTACTTCGTGAATAATGGAACCAAAGTATAAATGATCGCCTTTTTGTTCTAGTTTTTTGTTGTATATCGCATCGTGGTAAGCAGGACATTGCTCATATGCCTTAGCCCTACTTATGCTGATACGCTCTATCATCTTAGTCACTAAATATCAACTACTCCTTCACCAATCTTCTTCTTCGTCTTCTTCTTCAATAACTTCGTCCTCTAAATTTGTCTCTAGAGAAAACCTTGTAATGTCATAGATATATCTTGCCATACCTGCTACTTGAAAATCGTCTGGTTCTCCCATAAAAGCTGCCACCCTTTTACCTTCTTTGGACATGCCCACAATCATTGCATACTCTAGCTCTTCTTCTTCGATAAAGTCTGCTAGGGTCGTGTTTTTGCTCAATTGGATTACCTCCCCTCTAATGCTTGCTAATAAAAAAGGCTGAAACGACTTTTGGAGAGGCGTGTCGCCTCAGCCTTCATCTTATTATACGAAAGAGAATTATTTTCTTGACAACTATTTCACCGGAATTACAGAAAAAACATTATCAATTTCATAGAGTTTGTTTATAACATCATCCAAGTCTTTTTCTGATACGGGCCAGCGCATTACATGTTCCTTTGTTTCTCCCATATAGGTATAAAATATACCAACCTTATATTCAACAATATTGAGAGGCACATCGTCATACTCCTTCTTGATGACCTTATCCACTTCCTGAATAACATCTTTGACGTATTCTTGTTCAGTATAAACCATGATCTTAGGAGGTAAAGGTTTGGTGTCAGGGAAGTCTGCATCCTGTAATTGAACGTATGTGAAGTCGGAGCTAGGGTAATGCATAACTTTGCCGATAACAGTGATAACTTCGCCTTCTTTAATAATATCCTTGAAGGCATCTCTTTGTTTGTTGTAAGCAATAACAGTTGCTGTACCATGTAAATCGTCAATGTTAAACTCTAGTTTCTTACCGAATTTTACATTCTTAGTCAATATATTGCTGACGTACCCACAAATGATTACCTGTTCTCCTATGGCGTCCTTTACTGTACTAGAATCAATGAGACGCTCTGGGCGCTGAACGAGAGAGGAAATGTAATCTCTATATTTATCAAGAGGATGATTTGTTACATAAAAACCCAGAATTTCTTTTTCATAATTAGCAAGAGTAGTTGAGTCGAATTCTTCTACCGCATCGGTGTGAATTGCTTTGTGGACAAGTTCTTTGAGTTCTTTTTCTGCCTTTTCTCTTCTTTCTGCCAACTTATTTCGCTCTTTTTCTAGCTTATCGAGATCGTCAAAGTTTACAAAAGTGGCTTCCTTATCTTCGATACGCTTAATCTTGCCCTTGTACGAGTTGAAAGCTTTGATAATTGGAGCGATAGCATTAGCGATTTGCGATCTGGTATGACCAAATTCGTCGAATACACCACTGTATGCAAAAGATTCTAGTACAGTCTTGTTGACAGCATTGCCATACGCCCTACAGATGAAGTCTTCAAGGGATGTAAAGTTTCCTTTACGTCGCTCTTCTAAGATAGAATTTAATGCTACTTCACCAACCCCTTTTACCGCCGACAATCCAAAGCGAATACTGTCACCATCTGCGACAAAGGTCTCTGTAGAGATGTTGATAGAAGGTGGTAAAACTTTCGTTCCGTGTGTATGGCAATCTTGAAGGTAAAGATTAAGCTTATCCGAATCGTTTCTTACCGATGTGAGAAGTGATGCCATGAATTCAGGGTAATAATTAGCTCTGAGCCATGCACATGCCACACTGAGTCGTCCATAGCCCACACTATGAGAATTATGGCAAATAATCCCATTTGCAACAAAGTTATGATGCTCTTCAATCTCTAAGTCATACGTTGGCTCCGTACCAATATGTTCAATGCTTACAACTTTATCTTCGTAAATCAGGAAGCCTTCCTCAATATCACCAGTAAAGTCAGTGGAGTAGAAAATATCCCCAACACTTATTTCACCTAGCTCTCTCCAACCCTCATCTGTAAGGAAGCGATGTTCTTGTGTGGCACGAACAGTCTTACCAGAGAGTGTTGTTACCTCATATACGTCCTTTACCCCTGTGCTCCAAACTTGGCTGATACGAACAGGCTTTACGCGATTACCAACCAGACCCAAAATATGAATACCATGTGTCCTGTGACGCTTACCTGCAACGCTTTTAGAGGTCCATGCCTGATAAATCTCTTTGATAGTAATTGCTCTGTAAGAGGTTTGATTTGATGATACTCTATAGACAACTGTATCTCCAGATAGACAGTGATTGAACCCATAGTTTCCAAAAGTTTCCATTAACGAGAACACATACTCTGCATCTTTTTCTGAGATATTGTTAGCAACACAACCCTTGATAAACTTCTCTTTTTGTTCTGGAATTGCATCCACTTTCTTTTTGCCAATAATACTTCTGAAGGTGTCAGCTTCACTTTCAGTAAATCCCGCCATAACCTGCGTGACTTTCATAATACTCTCTTGGTAGATAAATATGCCAAAAGTATCTTTTAGCACTTCTTCGGTTAGTGGGTGTGGGTATACTACCCTTGATTCTCCATGTAAACGCCTAATGAATTCGTCTACCATCGTACCATTACCGTTGGGTGCAGGAGCATCTAGTGGACCTGGACGGATTAACGCAACAAAGTTTTCTATATCTGTGAAGTTTTTGGGTCGCATTTTCTTAAGGTAATTCTTTGCCATGGTGGATTCCATTTGAAATACACCGTTAGAATCGCCCTTAGAAAGCATGTCGTACATTTTAGAGTCATCGGTAGGAATTGTCTCTAAGCTTAATTCTATTCCCTTGTTTTGCTTTATAACTTTAAGTGTATCGTGAACCACATCGAGAGTTTTTAGTCCCAAAATGTCCATCTTTAGCATGCCTATTTCTTCTACTTGATCCATATGCCATTGCGTTGTGATGCGCCCTTTATTGATTCTTACAGGGCAAATGTTTGTGATTGGAACGGGGCTAATCAAAACTCCTGCGGCATGAACACCGACGTGAGAGGGATTGTTTTGAATCTTAATAGCTATATCCATAACTCTTCGGATTTCAGAATCTTTATTGTAAAGGTTTGCCACCTCATCAATTTGTAACGCTTCTACAAGAGGGATATCTGTGTCGGGAATGAGAGAGCTAAGATGGTTCGCTTTACTAAAATCAACAGCTAAAGCGGTTGCAACACTCTTAATTGCAGCTCTTGCTTTGTGTAGACTTACTGTGCCAATCTGAGCTACATATTCTTTTCCGTACGTTTGTGTGATATAATCTACAACTTCCATACGTCTCTCTTGTTCGAAATCTAAATCTACATCAGGGGGTGAGATCCTGTGCTCTGAAAGGAACCTTGCGAATAACAATCCGTGCTTAATTGGATCGATTTTAATAATATCAAGACAACGTAAAACTAAACTAGAGCCACCCGAGCCACGTCCAAAGTTTATAAGAATACTCTCTTTCTCACAAAAGTTGACAATGTCCCACAAGATTAAGAAATATCCTTCCCAACCAAGCCTACAAATAATTTCAAGTTCATACTCTAATCTATCAACATACTCTACTTTGTCTGCCCAACCTAAGTCCAACAAACCCTCGTAAGCTAATTGCCTCAAGTATTCTTCTTCAGTCAAATGCTCTGGCGTCTTAGGGAAGTGTGGCATTAATGTCGTTGGATTATCTATTTCTTCTATAGTTACATTACATTGCTGTGCTATTTCATAGCTTCGTTCTACCACGTCGGCAGGAAATAGTTCTAGCATTTCTTCATAGGTTTTGAAGTAGAACTGATCGGTAGGGTATCGTAACCTATCTTCGTCATGGATTTTCTTTTTGTCTCTGACAGCAAGCACGATATCATGCAACTCATAATCATCTTTGCTCACATAATGCACGTCATTTGTAGCTACCATTGGAATACCAGTTTCTTCGGATATTTTCTGAATACCTTCAAGTATCTTCTGCTGGTTACGCACGAATTCTTCTTGGTTTTGTCTAAAGCTAGGAATATTGCTATATTGTGCCACAGGATGTTTCTGAACCTCAAGATAGAAATCATTACCAAATATCTCATGAAAAGTTTTGACCTTCTCAAGAGCCTCGTCATATTGATCATCAATTAAATGGCGTGAGACAAATCCTGACATACATCCAGATAACACGATTAAGCCTTCGGAGTGCTCTCTCAAAAGCTCATCATCTACACAAGGTACGTAATATTGCCCGACAGTTGCGGCTTTGCTTGCAAGCTGAAGTAAATTGCGGTATCCAACGTTATTCTTGGCTAGAATAGTCAAGTGGTACTGATGTTTTCTTTCTTCTTGACCTAGTTCGGTTGAACCAGCATACCTCGATGTATAATATACTTCTAGACCAATAATAGGCGTTAAACCAGCCTTTTTAACCTTCTTGTAAAAGTCGTAGACTCCATACATAAATCCGTGGTCAGTTAGGGCGACATACTGACCGCCTTGACGTTGCGTTTCCGCAATTAAATCCTCAATACTGCACAAGCTATCATTCATGCTGTAATAGCTGTGAGTATGGAGATGTACAAATTTCGCCACTTTTTCAACTCCTAACTGTTTAGGTGTTTTAAAAATTTCTTATTTTCCTTATAACCACCTTACAACAGGTTCGGTTTTACTATCCTTCTCCCAAACAAACCAAGCGTGGCAGATTGTTGTTGACCACTTTTTGCCATCCTCGTCAAAAGGCTCACCATTTCTCCATGTAGACATCCTGTTAGTAAAGACATAGATATATTTAGGAGGATATTTTCTAAACAAATTAGCTCTTTTTTGGCTTTCTAAGAATTGAATCTTAAGAAACATTGCCATCTTACCGCCAGAAGCCAACAAGGATATACCTTTTTCGACAAACTCTTTTGCTAGACTGTATGGGGGATTGGTAATGATATTGTCAAACCTTTGCTCTGTGTCGTACGAAAGAAAGTCTTGTTCGACTGTATCAGGATACCCTCTATCTACTATGTCAAGGTTGACTATAGTTGAATTAGGATATCGTCTCTTGATCACATCGGAGATATGTCCTTTTCCCACACAAGGTTCCAAAAAGCTACCCTTATTAAACCTATAAACATCCATCAACATCTCTACGGCAGCAGGGTTTGTTGCAAAGAAATCTAGCTCTGGTCTACCCCTTGGAGAGTCACTTCCTGCGATTTGTGCTGCTGTTAGCTTAGTTGAATTCTGGTTTTCGGAATACAAAGATGTTTTCATGTCCCACCCTCAAATGACTATTTGCACCGAAACGCATTCTTTTTGTTTCTATTGTTGTTGTGTTATGATATTCTAAGCCCATATCTACTAGAGTTTGTTTGTGCCACTCGGATACTGGTACAACTTGTCCACGTCGGATATGATCAGAAATATTTAGTATGAACAGACCGTCTGGTTTTAATACTCTAATGCACTCTTTCCATATTTCTTTTTGGCCTTGTCTATACTTTTCACCCCATTGAAGATTTGCTGTACTGCCCCCGCTAAGTTTCCTGCCAAGATAATGTCTATAAGTAATTCTTTTGCTACCATCTCTAGCTTCAAAGTCGTCTGCAAGCCTATTAGCATAAGGTGGTGAGGTACAAATCGCATCGAAGAAGTTATCAGGGTAAGGTAGATTTCTAGCGTCACAAGTGGTTATTTTGTAAGCACCTTCAATCTGTTCAGCCCATTCTGGCTCCAATTCGTTGCAATAAATCAAACCGTCATACCCCAGTTCTCTGATGTGAGTTATTTTCCCTACACCAGCCATCGGATCTAAAACATTTTTAGTTCCATTAAGCATTACATACAACTGTGGAATTAACTCATCAGAGAACTTAGCGGGATGCTGTACTTTCCCTACCAATGGCGACACCATCTATATCTCTCAATAATGAATATAATCTGCAACAAGCCTATCCAATCAAATTTGACATTAACATTAGTATTATTAATGTCCTACACTCCCTTCGATGTGGAGCCAATACCACCCATACGCTCTGCTGTTGCATTATCATTGTCGGCAACCAGATATTTTCTAAAAATACCTTGACAGATCGCATCCCCACGAGTAAACATGACTTGATCATTGCCTGTATTCCAAAGAGCCAACATGATATTACCATCGTTGTCTGGATTAGAATAGTAGTCTGCATCCAATACGCCTGTAGAGTTGCTAAGCACAACATGCTTCTTAATCCCAGTACTGCTTCGTACATGAAGCTCTAATACCTCGTCGGGTTGCATATATGCTTTAATGTTTGTAGGGATTACAACCCTCTCGTTTGGCATAAGTGTGAAGTTAACAGGCGTTCTGATATCATAACCCGCACTATTTTTAGTAGCTCTTTCGGGGATAAACCCCTTTTCGCCTCTTCTAAACTTATCATCTACATGTTCAAACCCTCTGGTACGAACTGTATCTCCTATAGCGAACCCTTTTGCAACGTCTGAACCCTTTGTTCCTGTTAAGGAGTATTTTACTTTACTGTACGTTGTATCTTGTTCTTTCACATTCAACCCTACTTCTTCTATGATTTGTTCTACTACTTGTTGTGGATAAAGTTCATCTGTATTAATCCGATAATAGGTTGCTGTAATATCGTCTTTGAATGTATCGTACCAATAATCATACGCATCGACAACCCTATAGATTGTGTCTTTCTCAGGGTGTTTTTCGTTGGGTTGGATAGCCCTCTTGTTCATCATGCGTTCGTGTAAAACGTCTGGTGATGTGTAAAGATATACGTAATGTACATCTACTTGCTTATGAAGACTACGCTGAAAAGTAGGAATATAATCTGGGTCGTATCCCTTAAAAATTGGGGCGTACACCCACTCTGAAGGCCAAGCTCTATCTAAAATGATGTGCGACTTGTTTCCTAGCTCTATCAAAAAACGCGCAGAGCTATCATAAATCTCCATCATCCACTCTTTGGAATCAACATGCTTAGGTGCTCCTGAGAGTTTAATTAAATTCGAGAGTGGTAGAGTGTTGTGTAAAAGTTGAGATACAGACGTTTTGCCACAACCATCTGCTCCCTCAAGAATAATAATCAATCCATTTCGCTCCTTCCGAGAAAGAATTCATCTACGGTGTCTTGATCCTGACAATGCGTAGGCGATTCCCTTGGTACAGTTGGGTAATAAAAACACTCTGTCAGTAGTTCAATAAAACATTGTTCGCACATATCAATCTCTACTGTGATACCATCAAGATCTGTTCCATATCCGAACTCATGTCTAATTTCCACAAAAGACTGGTATTCAGTGTTGATCTGTTTATTACACTTATTACAACATACTGTTGTGATTTTCACAAAATCATCTCCTAGAGTTTTTCGCAAACAAGAACGTTATTGTTTTGATACCACTTGCCATCCTTACCTTTGCGATTGCTTACATCGACAAGCATGATGACTTTATCTCCTTCTTGAAGACCAAGTTCTCCAGCTACATCTCCAAAGGCGCTAAAGTTAGCATAGTAAACACTTCTCCTTTCCTTACCATTTTTGTCTTGCCAGGTATTCTCGCACTTAATGCTACCAAACGCCATCGGATTACCTGTTTCTTCGTGGAATTGTAGTTGGAACTTAGAAACTTCGCCCTTAAAGATACTTGCCTTAACCACGTCATAGTTCTCTACCATATAATTTAGTCTATCCATTACTTTTTGCAAATTTATTACCACCCTTTGAATTTAATTTTTACTAATAATTTCTTTGTGATATTTCTTCTCGAACTCATATGCTTTCATTGGGGATAAATACAAGTCCCAATATGTTTCTACATCAAGAGAGTCTACATCTTCCCCTTTGGGGATATCTAAAAAGAGTACGTCGCAGTAATCTCTAAGTCTTTTGTATATTTTCCACGCCCCTTTCCTTCCTGCAATATCTCCATCATAAGCCAGATATACTGTACTTGTATGTTTAATAACTAAATTGATTTGTTCAGGCAAAATTGTAGCCCCCATAGTGGCGCAGATGTTGCAAATACCCTTTTGGAAACTTGATATCACATCAAAGAATCCTTCTGATAACACCATGATGCCATCTCTCTCTATAAACGTCTTTGCATGGTTTAGTCCATACAACACTGCACCTGAAGAAAAATTAGCTGTATGAAGATATTTGTGTTTGCGTCTTAATTCAAATTTATTATCTGTAGCTAATCTACCACTCAAACCTACCAGTCTTCCATCCTCATCACGAATAGGGACAATAATTCTGTTAGCGAAATGACCACTTGTGGCATATCTCACCTCAAACAGGTTTAAAATACTTGTATCACTATACCTGTTGAGTAAATAGGGAGGATATTCTCTAGAGAACATATTGAGAATTGACTCGTCTAGTGAGGGAATATCATCTCCGTCTAGTTTTTTTTGGGTACGTAACCACTGTTTAATCTTGTACTCGTCATCATCTTGCTTGGTGTACTCTACGTTGCTGTCGATCCCACTGAACTTAGCTAAGTACTCTACGGATTGAGGGAAGTTCATGTTCTTTACAAGCATAACCAATAAGAATACGTCCCTTGGAAGACCTACCTCTTCTCCGCAGTGTCTTGAAAAACAACTAAAAATACCTTTTTGAATATCAAATGAAAAGTTTTGTTTTCTACCCTTATGGATAGGGCAGGCACATCGAACAACGTCATTTTCAATGTTTACATTTGTCGCTCCGATGTGTTCTAAAAGCCTTACAGGATCAACAGCTTCTTTAACCTTTTCTTTTAAGATTCGTAGATCCAAGGTTTATCACCAGCTTTCATGACAAATGCGATCAACAACTTTTGTCATACCCTTTGCACCTCAATGATTCTAGCGTTCTTCGGATGGGCACTTAGCCAACCAAAGTAATCTCCTCCATGTCTTGACTCCCCTAACTTCAAGCACATGTTCCCAGCATCTTCTCCACCATCTTCCATCATTCTTTGAGGGGTTTTGTGCCACAAATAAAACAAGTAACTTGTATTATGTAACAGCCTATCACTACCACCGATAACAGAGGAGTCGAAGTCTTCGTCTTTTTCTATATGGATACCAGAACGATTCATTTGTGCGGCTGTTAGCAAAGGTATCTTTAACTCTCCTGCTACGTCTTTTAGCCTTCCCAAAATCTGACCAAGGAGTTGGTACTCTTGTAGTCCGGTGTTGTTATCTTGAGGAAGTTTGATGTAGTCAAAAAAGATGGCTTGTATATTGTGTTTTACATGATATTTCCTTGCAAGCGAGACAACCTGTGCTGGGCTATAATTCGGCATGTATACATGGTAAAAAGGTATGTTCTTCAATACCTCTTTTGCCTTCTCAACTCGTTCTACTTTCCAAGGTTCGGTAATAAACATACCAGTTGTAATGTCTTCTTCGTCTACTCCTGAAAGTATCGCCCACAGCCTTGGTCTTACATCTTCTTCAGTGTCCATCTCTGTGTCAATATAAAGAATAGGAGCCTTCTGCCTAACAGCAATGTTGATAGCAAAATTGTTTAAGAGGAGACTTTTCCTTGACTTGGAGCGTGCTACAAACAAATAAGCTCTACCTGGTCTAAATCCACCAATTGCTTTATCTAATTCGGGGAATCCACTTTTTAACCCAGGGATAGGATTAGGATTCTCAATGATATTATCTAGCCATTCATCAATTCCTTCTCCTATCTGCTTTACTCTATCTCCTGTTTGAAGATTAAGTTCCATAAAGCGTTGTTGTTGTTTGCTTACAAGAGAAGTCGCATCGTCAACATATTTTTTATCATCCAGACAGTCTTCAATAACGTTCAATGCCTCTCTGTACGCCTTTCGTCTAATGGAGGCTGTACTCACAAGGCGAACGTTATAATCCAAGTCAATGTTAGATGTGTTACTCATAGCAATACGCCTAAGATATTCTTCTCCACTTGTTCCTAATACGTCATTACCCTTTGATACAGCAAGAATATTCGGTACAGTAACTTCAATCCCCTTCTCGGATAATCGAAGCATAATTTTATAAATGAATTGGTTGACGCTACTGTTGAAATCGTCCTCTTTTAAAAGGGTAGCAACGTCATAAATTTTGTCAGGATTATTAAGAATAATTGCAAGAACATTTCGTTCGGCTCCTGGGCGTTCAATTTGATTGATTATTTGTTCGTGTTCTGCATAGTTCAAGTTCTACCCTCCAAAGTCTCTAAGTCGTAATCTATAGTGCATTTGCTTAAGCACATCGTAGAGATTCTGTAAGTGGTCAGCCCACCCTTCAAGAAGTTCTTTTTGCATCCGTAGCTCATCCACTTCTTTTTTGACTGTTTTCAGGCGTTCACTTTGCTCTAATGCTATAGCTTTCTTCTCTGTTAAACTCATTTTTCCTGCTACATTTGTAGCTAATCTGTTCCAATTGTCAATAAAATAATCATTCCGCTCATTATAAGCTGAGTTAACGATGCGATACTGCTGTGCTACATATGCAATAAACTGCGCTATCTTGTATTGCATAGAACTTGCAAGATCCATATCATCAATCGAACCAACTGCAACAGCATCCATATTTAGGACTTCTTCTATGCCATCAGGAGGTTCCAGTATCGGTATTTTCATCTGGACTAACTTCTGTTTGCTCCTCTGCAACAACTCGTTTGTCAAAGTTCAAGATCGCCCTCACTTTCTGATTTATTTCATTAAACAGCCCCTCGTCCTCACCTAAGAGCTTAACGAGATTTTTCTCTCCTTGGGCGATAGTTCTATCTTCGTATTTAAACCATGCCCCTGCTTTTTCGATAACTCCAAACTGAACAGCAAAATCATACAAGTCAAACTCTTTACTAATTCCCGTATCGAAGTCGATTCGAAAATCGGCACGTTTATACGGAGGTGCTACTTTATTTTTGACCATCAGAACGGTTCCTTTTTGGGCAACAACCTCCTCTCCTTCCTTAATAAGGTCAGAACCTTTCCTTGATACCTCGATGCGAATACCGAAGCTGTGCTTGCCACCCCAGCCACCTGGAGAATCTGCCTTTTGAAACATATTTGGACTTTCTCTCCACTGGTTTGTGAACAAAAAGATGGTGCCTGATGTCTTGACAAACGCCCTTGTCTTATCAAAAAACTGAGCCATCTTTCTTGCACGTAATCCTACCGTGTCTTGGTCAATACCTCTATCCAATACAGCTTGTGGTGTTAAAGCAGCAAGAGAGTCTACTACAATCATATCTACTGCATTGCTTCGAATAAGACCTTCTGCAATCGTTAGAGCTTGTTCCAAGCTATCTGGTTGCGATATAAGGAGTGTGTCTAGGTTCACTCCGTTCTTTTGTGCCCAGACAGGATCAAAGTCTTGCTCCACATCGATGAATCCTACAACTCCACCACGCTTTTGCATTTGTCCCATAAACCAATAACAAAGGGTTGTTTTGCCTGCCTGTGGCTTACCGAAGATTTCAACAAAGTCACCTCTTGGCAATCCGCCACCTAGTGCTAAGTCAATCGCTATAAGTCCCGTGGACTCTCTGGGGATATGCATGCTCTGCCCGAAGTTTGTGTACATATCGACTGCTGTTTCTCCGCAATCTTTTTGGATATTTTTTAGGGCAGACTCAAGCATTTTAACCTTATCTTTACTTACTCCTTGATTCAAAAGCTCACTAAACCCTTTTGCAATCTTTTTAGATATTGTAATTCACCGCCTAGTCCAAGCCGAATTCTTTATCTAAGAGCCGTTCAGCTTCTTCAATTTTTTTCTTGAGCATGTCTACATCTAGCCTATCGTACTCATATTCATAGACGTACACTAATGGCATAGCCTTTTCATAACACCATGTACTTTTAAGTCTATCTCTCCTTTGAGAATCCATGAAATTATGCTTCGTCTTATGAAAATGGGGAACGAATTTATCATGTTGTTCTCCTTGGCACTCTACAGCTATGTTAAAAGGGAAGTCTACAACAAGATCGATAAACAAACTTCTACCATTAATTTTAATAGGCACCTCTTCTTTAATAGGACAACTAGGGTATATTTGCTCTAAAAGTTCTTTTGTTTTTTCATGAAGTTTACTAGCCAAATTATTTCTCTCCTATTATAATTCTATTCCAAAATCTAATAGTGTGCTCAAATCAACTTGTTCAGTGTTTGCTTCTTTTCCCACATCAGGAAGTGTATCCCAACTATCCTTGTACTCCTGAATTTTCTTGCGGTTCTCTTGAAACTGCTTGTACCTAGGAAGCAACTTGTGTGCCATACTATCAACCAAATTAAGACTAAACATATCAATCTTCTCGATACGAAGAATATAATCTACCATCCAAATTGATTCATCCAATCCAAACCGCTCAATAAGATCTTTAGCAACATCAAGTTGTCTTTGGTACCAAGAGCTTTGTGTTAAAATCTTTTTCTTCGATTTCTCTAAAAAGAAATTCAAAAGTTTTGTTGCATCAGTATAGTCTTCTTCTGGGAACAAAATCTCTCTTTCTTTACCAACTCCTTTAATTTCGATTACACCTATGTCTGCAAGATTCTTTTCTATCTTCCTACAAACTCCTGTACTTACTTTAGTTCGCCCTGAAAGATCCTGTGCCTTTAGTGTCCTGAGAGCTACATAATAACCTAATGTTCTTAGATCATAGTGTGAGAGAATTTTTTCTACAATCTTTTCGTTCATACCCATCAC